GGCAGAACGGTGTCCGGCATCCCGCTGCCGGTCTCAGGCAATGCGTACAGCGGAAAAACGTCGGCGGGCACCCCTGCCCGGGCGGAAGTCTGACCGGTTCCTTCCGCAGATACGGGATCGGCTCCCAGTAGGCGATCTCTTTCATGCGATCACCTCGATGCGGATATAGATGCCCGGAATTTCCGCCCAGAACTTCTCACAGATCTCCGAGCAGACCAGCGCGTCGTCTTTCCAGTAGCCTACACGGGTCATGCAGTCTTTCAGGAGCTTGTTCAGGTTGTCGGTGTCGGGTTTCGTGATGCGATACTCGCCGTCCTTATGCTTGGCGCCCTTTGGGAACAGCCACTTGACTGTGAGTCGGACGCCGTCCGTGATCGCTGTCTCTGGTCGGTGCGAAATGAGGTTTGCTTCTAGCTTGGCTCTTGCATCCTTTAGCTTTGCCGGTTCATAGACGACCACATGACCGTTCACGACCTGCACCCTGTGTTCCTGCGCGGTCACTGTCGGCGGGATCATGCTCATGAAAAATTCCATCTTCTTTTCACTCCTTTGCTGTTTGCGTTTGTCAATGTCAGAGTTCAGGGATAGGGTGGCTGGCTATTGAAGCCACCCTTTCCTGAGCTCATTGACAGGGAAAGAAATTCTATATATTTATATAGCCAGTTTTCCCTCGTTTTTTCCCTAGGTAGCATTTTGCTACTTTGTTCGTTTTACTTCTCCGTCAACGACCTGTAAGCCGTCGCATTTTTCAAGCCGGTTGCGGACTGTCTTGTCTGTCACGCCCAGGAACTCTGCGATGTCGCTCACCGTGACTTTGCCGTCCACGTTCACCATATCGAATACATTCAGGAGCTCCGCAGACTTGTCAGCCTGTTCTGCCTTTGCCTGCTTCTTCTGGGTCTCGTGTCCTCGCTTTGCGCCGCGCTGGTAGGGCTTGAGGTCGGCATCGACCTGAATATCTTTCAGCACGCCGACGGTGTCCTCCTCATGCACAGGGTAGCGGAACCACAGGTTCTTCGGCGGGAACTTCGGGAACTCTCGCAGCGTCCCCTCCAGCCGCCATGCCGTCATGGCTTCGGTGTACCGGTCGGACGCTTGCAGGTCTTTCAGGAGCGCATCATATCCGTCTTTCGGCAGATGGTCGCAGCATAGTTTCAGCATGGCGTTCCTGCTGAACAGGTCATCCGGCGATACATCATCCAGCACATCCGGGGCATACTGTTTCAGATAGGACTCGCAGAGCTTACATGCCGCCTGATTCTTCTGCTGCTTGACGATGTCCTCGGTCAGATCGAGCTCTACCATGTCGAGGAGCGCATCCGGGTCGCGGGCGAATACACCGGAGCCGGACGCTCTGTCCATCGAGCGCTTGCCGCCCTGATTGCCCTTGCTGTGATGGTGGCAGTATATGACCGCGCAGCCGAGCTGGGTGCAAACCTTGTCGAACTGGTTACAGAAGTGCGCCATCTGATCGGCGCTGTTCTCGTCGCCGGTGATGACCTTGTAGATGGGGTCGATGACGACGGCGATATAGCCGCCCTTTTTGGCGCGTCGGATGAGCTTCGGCGCGAGTTTGTCCATCGGCTCCGTCACGCCGCGGAGGTTCCAGATGTCGATGCTGTTCAGATGCGACGGCGGCAGGTTCAGCTTGGCATACACATCCTTGAAGCGGTGCAGGCAGGATGCCCGGTCGAGCTCGAGATTGACGTACAGCACCCGCCCCTTGGCACACTGCCAGCCGAGCCACGGCCGCCCCTCAGCGATCGCGATGCACATTTCAATCAGCGCGTAGGATTTGCCCGCCTTGGACGGTCCTGCGATCAGCATTTTGTGTCCCTGCCGGAGTACGCCTTCGATCAGCGGCGGTGCAAGCTCCGGCATATTCTCCCATGTGTCCGCCATGCTCTCAAAGTCGGGCAGATCGTCTGTGATGCCGTCGATATAATCCTTCCATTCCGCCCACGATGCAAAGCCGATGTTCGTTTCCAGCAGCCACTGCTTCTGCCCCCTGCGCTCCACCCCCGGCATTCGTGACAGGCGGGACGGGTTGCGGTTCTGGCGGTCAACTTTCAGACCGTTCTTGTCGCAGACAGAATAGAGGAATTCCACGCGCTTGCGGTATTCATCATAGCTCCCGGCATCCACCCTGACAATGGCGTGCAGGGACTTCCCGCCGGAGTAGACGAGCGCCGCGATCGGCAATTGCAGGTCGTGCAGGATGCCGTTCTGCTGTTCGATGCTGATCTGATCGGACTCGACAAGCGCGTAGCGGAACTCAGCGACGTTCTCGTTTTTCGCGCCCTTGCCGTCCATCGGATTGAAGCGGATCCACGCCCCGCATTCGGGGTTCGGCGTGCCGAAAACGTTCGCAAAATCACCGTTATACTTCTTCAATTCCGCGAGAAGCTGTCCGGCGGTTCTGGTATACGAGCCTGCGGACGGGAGATATTTTCCCTCGGAGTTCTGCCAGCATTCCGTCACATAGCCGACAAAGTCCTCCGGCTCGAACAGCGTTTCCAGATACTTGGTGATCTGCTCGGCGGGATTCCAGTTGTCGGGCATCCTGACCGGAACAGCGGCGGTCTCCTCGGCGGACGTGACCACATAGTCCTCGCCGATATAGCTGTCCCAGTCGAGTGCAGCGTCATACGGAGCGGACGATCGTCTCTGCGGCTGATATCCGTTTTCCAGTGCGAGATGGACGATCGTGCCGGCCGTGACCGGATGATCGGAGCCGGAGAATCCACGCCATTTCTTCTCGCATTCGCCGGAATGGTAGCGCCTGCCGTCGCGTGCTGACCATGCGTCCCAGACGGACACATCATACCCGGCATCTTTCAGCGCCATGCCGATGCCACACCATGTCTGGTAATCGAGAGCCGCCGGGTCGATATACTCCAGCAGCTCCTCGAGGTTGTCGTTCTTGTGATTTGTGTTCAAGGGTTATCCCTCCGGAATATAGGTTTTAGGGTCAATGCCTTTGGGAGTGCTGCGCCAGCCGAGTGACGCGATGCGTGTCACCATGTTGGAGGCCTGCTGCATCGTCCATGTGCCGACATGCTGGAAACCGTAGCGTTCCAGAAGCCTGATCTGCTTCGGTGTGGAAAGCCCTGCATTTCTGCGCTTGTTCAGTCGGTCGAGAAGCTTTGCAGCCTTGCCTGCACATTCGATCTCATCCGGGAAGATGCCGGCCTTTTCGAGCGCGGCACGCTGTTTGTCGGACGGCGGTGCCGCCTCCCAGCCGAATGCCGGAACGTAGCCGGACAGATCTTCTGCGGCGATACTCATCTCGAATTGCAGGGGGTCTACGAGCTTTCGCTTGCGTGTCCTGCACTGTTCAAGCTGTTCTTTCAGGGATACTTCACGCTGTGCGACAACGTCCTGCGATGCCTCCTGCTCCATGATTTCAAGATCTTCCGGGCATCCGGATTCCGCCAGCTTCTCGGTTATTTTGTCCGCGACCTCCTTGTCCTGCGCGATCAGGCAAGCCGGTCTGCACAGCTCGTGCCGTTCCGTGTGCCAGAGAAAATCCAGCAGCAACAGGTGATCTTTTCCGGGTGAAAGTCTCGTCCCGCGCCCGATCATCTGGCTGTACAATGCCCTGACCTTTGTCGGCCGGAGCACGATCACGCAGTCCACGGACGGGCAGTCCCAGCCCTCGGTGAGTAGCATCGAGTTGCACAGCACATTGTATTTTCCGGAATCGAAATCCGCGAGAATTTCCGCGCGGTCGGGGCTTTCGCCGTTGACCTCCGCAGCGGCAAAGCCGTGACGGTTCAGGATGTCGCGGAACTTCTGCGAGGTCTTGACCAGCGGCAGAAATACCACTGTCTTGCGGTCTTTGCAGTAGCGCTCCATCTCCTTGGCGATCTGCTCCAGATACGGGTCGAGCGCGGTGTCGATGTCGGATGCCTTGAAGTCTCCCGCCTGCACGGAAACGCCGGAGAAGTCGATCTTCAAGGGAATGGTGACGGCTTTGATCGGGGAGAGAAATCCCTCCTTGATCGCCTGCGGCAGCGTATACTCATAGGCAAGCGTGTCGAACACCTGCCCTAAATTCTTCATGTCGCCGCGGTCAGGCGTTGCCGTCACGCCGAGGACTCTGGCATTGTCGAAATGCTCCAGAATGCGCTGGTAGCTGTCAGAAATGGCGTGGTGTGCTTCGTCGATGACGATATGCGAAAAGTAGTCGGCGGGGAACTTTGCAAGGCGGCTTTCCCGCATGAGCGTCTGCACCGAGCCGACCGTGACCCGGTACCACGAACCGATGCAGGACTGCTCCGCTTTCTCCACGGCGCATCCCAGACCGCAGGCGGTCATGATCTTGTCGGCAGCCTGATCGAGCAGCTCCCCGCGATGTGCCAGAACCAACACCCGCCCGCCGCTCCGGACGCAGCTCTCGGTGATCTTCGCGAATACGATGGTCTTGCCGCAGCCGGTCGGGAGAACGAGGAGCGTGCATCGCACACGCTCCCATTCGTCCAGAACCGCCGCCATCGCTTCGTGCTGGTACGGTCTGAGCTCCATTATCTGTTACCTCCCCAGCCGTTCTGCGGGGGCGTGTAGCCCTGAGCGGGCTGCCCGTATCCCTGCTGAGGCTGACCGTAACCCTGCGGCTGTCCATAGCTCTGCGGAGAATACGCCGCCTGCTGCGGTGGCGGGAGGTTCGGCTGATCGTAGGACGGGTAGAGTGTATCGATGCGGTTGGTCTGGCGGTCATTGCCGTCCTTGGTATAGTTGCGGACGATCACCTTGCAGATGCCAGTCTTGCCGATGATGGCGGGAGACCAGTTCATGCGCAGCTTCTCACCCTTGGCTTTCATGCCGATGGACGCGAAGAACTGCGACAGCTTCCACTCCATCTTCTGGTGGAGCAGGAAGTTCTCCGTGAGTGTGGCGGTCTGACCGTCGGGAGCAGTGACCTCAAATGTGACGATCGCCTTCGGGCAGGCGGAGATCTTATCGCCGCCGTCATAGCGGCCCTTGTCCACCTTCATGATCTTGAACCAGTAGTCGCCCTCCGGCAGAAGGACAAAGGCGTCCTCCTTCTCGATCTCGTCCTCCCAGCCGAAAGCGCCGTCGCTTTCAGGCTGGCTGTAGCCCTGGTTCTGCTGATAGTTGTTCTGATAGCCCTGATTGTTGTAGTCCATGATTTTGTTCTCCTTTCAGTTAAAACGGCACATAGTCCTTGCAGTTTGCCTTGACCGCGTCGAGCACAGCGCCCCAGTTGGCAGTCAGATAGTCGTGATAATCTGCCGGGTAGGTGTTCATCGGCTGCCCCTGCGCGAAATACTTCCACACAGCGGAGCTGATATGCTCGATGTGATGCGGCTGCACGTTGTGCTCCTGCATCAGATCAGCGAGCTTCTGCGGAATGCCCTGTAACGGCTGCGGTGCCGGTGCAGCAGATTCCGCTGCAAGCTCCTCCTGCGATTTGTAATCGCTCAGATCCTCCTCGGCATGCGTCGGGATACCCTGTGCCTGAGCCTGGGCGATCATCTGCTGTGCAGGGGTCTGTGACGGCTGCTGAACTGTTTCCGTATTGGAAACAGTTGTGGGCGTGAATAAATGCGCGATCGCTCCGAATTCGATCGGAAGAATTTCCGGCAGACCGAAGCGGTTCTTCGCATCCCACCAAGCGGATTTGGTCGTGTACATGACGCGCTTGGTCGAGGTCGCCTTGTGCTTCTTGCCCTTGTCGTCGGTGGCGATGATGTTCGTCTGGAACGCGAGGAACAGCGTCATGTCCGACCACTCTTTCAGCAGGGGCGCGATCTTGTTCGTGGTCTTGGAGCCGAGCTTCAGCTCCCAGTGATCGTACTCCTCCATGACCTCCGGTGCGGTCGTCTTGCGTGCGATGGCATGGCAGAGGAACACGACATTGACGCCCTCGGCGATCAGGCGCTCGGTGCTGTCCAGAAAGCGCCCGATCATTTCCTTTTCGTACTCCCAGCCCTTGCCGTAATTCAGACCCTCGATGCCGGTGATCTTGTGCGTGGCGCAGATGTCATCAAGTGCAAGGCGCTCCGCCCAGTCGAACGTGTCGATGATGACCGTCTGGTAGCCCTTGTCACTGTGACGCTGCCGCACAAATTCTACCTCGTCGCAGAGCATCTGCCAGCTCGTGGGCTTCTGCAGGCGGCGGACGTTCATTCGCGTGGTCGAACCCTCGCAGTCGATGAACACCGCACCGGGGAAGCAGCTCGCAAGTGTTGACTTTCCGACGCCCTCCTGTCCGTAGATCACGACCTTGACGCCGGAATTGTACTGGACGCCGTTGATCTCTTCAAAATTCGGCATAGTGTATCCTCCTTATTTTGTATTCCAGCCGGGTACATATTTCGGAACTGCCTGTGCAGCAGGCGGCTCATGTGTTGTCCCGGCAATGTAACCATCTTCGATAATGACGCTGCACTCATCGCCCAGACTGACGCGGGTTGCAATCGCCTGCAATCCCTGTGCTTCGAGCCATGCGCCGAAATCCGCGAGCGTCTGCATGTCCATCTGCTCCAGCTTATCCAGCAGGACGAATCCGCAGTTGGGGTTCAGGCGGCGCACGATCGCGGTCGAGACAACGAGCTGTTCTGAGCCGCTCATGCAGTCCCACGCCTTGCCGTTATACAACAGTTTTCCGCCCTCGACGGTCAGACCGGGGAGGGGCAGATCGGCAGAATCCAGCAGGTCGGCGCGTGCCTTGCGGATGTTCTCGATGTCCTCAGTCAGTCCGTCATACTGTGCTGTCAGGTCAGATGCCTCCTGCTCCGCCTGCGCCTTGGCGATGTTGTCACGGACTTTGGCATTCACGGCATCAATCTCGGCAATGCTGCGCTCGATCTCAGCGGTGGATTCGTCGTGGAGCTCTGCCACCGTCTTGATTGCAGCGTCGATTGCTTCTCCGAGCGTTGTCAGCTCGTCAGTCACTTCTGCACGGGATTCCGTGAGCTGCTGTATCTGACGATCGATGCCGTCCAAACGTTCTCTCAGGTTGCCGTATTTGGCTTGCATATTGCGGAGCTCATCTCTGCGCTGCATGTTCGCGCCGTTCCGTGCGAGGATCTCCTGCTGACGCTGGATCAGCTCCGAAGCCGTTACAGGCTGTTCCGGTACGTTCTGCCATGACGGAAGCTCGGCGGCAAATTTCTTCTTCTGGTCGGCAATCTGACCGACTGTGCGACGCTGATTGTAGAGGCGCTGCTCCTCGCTTTCCATCTGGGCGAGCTTGTCGCCAACACCGATGATGCGCAGGAGCGTGTCGGCTTTCTCCTTGTCTGAGGCGTTCAGGAATTTCGGCAGATTCAGCGCCAGCTCGGAAATGAAGCTGTCCAGCAGTGCCTGACCGGATTTGTTGCCGTTCGGGTCGATGACCTTGAGGGCGGCATTTTTGCCGGCACGCTCGACGATCAGACCGTTCGAGAGGGTGATGCGGATGCGCGGCTCGGTGTAAGCGCCGTCGCGGGCGGCATTGGACGGCTTGAACTTATTCCCGCCGACCGCCCAGCAGATTGCGTCGAGGACGGACGTTTTGCCCTGACCGTTATTCCCGCCGAGGATGGTCAGGCCGGAATCGTTCGGCGTGAGCGCGACCGCCTTGACGCGCTTGACGTTTTCGACCTCGAGGGTGTTGATTTTTACTGACATGTGGGTTCCTCCTTCGCAAGCATATCGTTGATTTCGCTGTTGTATTCCCGCAGCTTTTCCTTTGCACGGTTCGCAAAAAAGCGGAAATCGCTGCAATGGTCGTTATCCTCCAGGAAGTCCATGAGATCTTCCATCACATGTTCGACGGCATTGCTGATCGCG